CTCACGCGCAGAAAAAATCTGCGGGCCGGCTGAGCCCTTGAAACCGCCTCTTGATTGGACGGAATTCAAGTTTGGATCAGCCCGGAACCGAGCAGGCACGCCCGGCGTGGGGCGGCAAGCGCTCGGGCGCCGGCCGCAAGCCCAAGGGATACGTGCGTCCCGCGACGCTGGCCGAGATCGACCTGGCGCATGCGCTGGGCGAGCCGCCGCCGGACGAGATCGAGCCGGTCGCGCAGCAGCACGCCCGCCTCGCACTTGAAACCTTCGTCAAGCAGCTGACGCACGGGGCCAGCGAGGCAGCGAGCGTCGCCGCGGCGAATGCGCTCCTTGACCGTGCCTACGGGAAGCCCGCAACCGATGTCGGGGGGACCGGTCTCCTGCCGTTCATGGGCCGCATCCCGAGCCGCTCGATCGCCGCCGAGATCCGCGACCAGGCGCGCGGTTATGCCAACCTCGCGATCATCAGGCTGAAATACATTGCCGAACATGGCCGCGCCGAGAGTGCGCGGGTCAGCGCCGCGAAATCTTTATGGGATAGGGGTCTCGGCACGGCGGCGCCGGCGAAGCTCGACGCCGACGGGCCCTCGCGTCCGCTGGGCAAAAAGGAGGAGGCGGCGATCGCCGCCAATGCGCCCGCGTCCGAGAATTCGGGCTGGGGCGATGATCTGCAGCCGAGGGTGCATTGACCTGGTCGACGGCTTGCCCGGATTGGGAAGAGCGCCTCATGGCCGGTCGCTCGTTGGTGCCCGACCTGCCGCTTTTCGAGGACGAGGCGTCGCGGGCGGTCCGCATCTTCTCGCGGCTGCGGCTGCCCGACGTGTCGGGATATCCGACGCTCGATGTGGCACTGCCGTGGCTCATCCCGGTCGTGGCGGCGCTCTTCGGCGCCTACGACGTCGAGCTGCAGCGCCGGATGATCCAGGAGGTCTTTGAACTCGTCCCGAAAAAGAACGGAAAATCGAGCGGGTCGGCAGGGATCATGCTGACGGCGATGATCATGAACCGCCGCCCGGCGGCGGAAGGGGTGCTGATCGCCCCGACCAAGGAAATCGCCGACATTACCTATCGGCAGGCATCAGGAATGATCCGGCTCGACCCCGAGCTCGCCCCGAAGTTTCACACGACCCGCCATCAGCGCACGATCACCGATTGGCGGGAAGGCCTCGAAGGCGCTCAGCTTCAGATCAAGGCGGCCGATGTCGACGTCGTGACCGGCGGCAAGCAGACCTACGGCCTCATCGACGAGACCCATGTCTTCGCCACGAAATCCAATGCGTCCGAGGTCTTTGTCGAACTCCGTGGGGCCCTGGCGGCGCGACCGGACGGGTTCCTGATGCAGATCACGACCCAGTCGAAGTCACCGCCCTCCGGGGTGTTCAAATCCGAATTGATGCGAGCCCGCGCGGTCAGGGATGGCCGGATAGACCTGCCGATGCTGGCGGTCCTCTATGAACTGCCCGAGCGGATGGCGAAAGACGGCGTCTGGAAAGACCGGGTCAACTGGGGCCTCGTCAACCCCAACCTCGGTCGCTCGGTCGACGAAGCCTTCCTCGAGCGCGAGATACGGACCGCCGAGGACGAGGGCCCGACAAAGCTCGCGTTGATCGCATCGCAGCATTTCAACGTCGAGATCGGCATCGGACTGCGGACGAACCAATGGGCCGGCGTAAAATATTGGGAACGCCGCGCGGATCCAGACCTGACGCTTGCGTCACTTCTTGACCGCTGTGAGGTCGTCGTCGTCGGGATCGACGGCGGCGGGCTCGACGATCTTTTCGGGCTGGCTGTGCTCGGCCGCGAGAAAGCGGACACCACGGTCGCCGGCGAGCAGACGAAGCGCTGGCTCCTCTGGTCGCACGCCTGGTGCCACGAAGGCGTCCTCGATGAGCGCAAATCGATTGCGCCGCGCCTTCTCGACTTCCAGAAGGCGGACGAGCTGACGATCGTCGATGACGAACTCGCGGACCTCTCGGCGATCATCGCACATATCGAGGGGATCAAGGATCGGGGTCTCCTCGCCGAAGTCGCCGTCGACCCGGCCGGGCTTGGGGAGCTGGTCGATGCCCTGGCCGCGATCGACATCACCGAAGAGAACAAGCTCCTGGTCGGCGTCGGCCAGGGATACCGGCTGATGAACGCGATCAAGACGGCCGAGCGGCGCCTTGCCAATGGCACCCTCATTCATGGGGGCTCGTCGCTGATGGCGTGGTGCGTCGGCAACGTGAAAATTGAACCGACCGCAACCGCGATCCGCGCGACAAAGCAGAACGCGGGCGACGCGAAGATCGACCCCTGGGCCGCGGCGATGAACGCGGTCGACCGGATGTCGCTTAACCCGGCGGCAATGCGATCGGTCTACTCGGAACGCGGGATCTTGGTCATTTGATAGCGCGGATTGCAGAAGCCGCGCCCGGGGTCCTCATCGATCTCCTGGGGCTGGCCGGGTTTGCCGCCGTCACCTATGGCGCCTGGCAGTTCTCCGGGCCGGTTGGTTGGATCGTCGGGGGTGTCCTGGCCGTCGCGGCTGCATCGCTGCTCTCTTGGGGGCGCTGAGTTGAATGGGACTCTTCGGACGTCTCACCGCGCCACTCCAGCGAGCGAGCGCCGGTGTCCCCAGCTTCGGCATGATCCCGCCGTTGGGGTCGATCCAGTCGGCTTCGGGCCTTCTGGTCAGCCAGGCGACGGCGATGACTGTCTCCTCGGTCAACCGGGCCGTGACGGTGCGCTCGAACGATGTCGCCCGGTGTGAACCGTCAATTTACGAGACGGCCGAGGACGGCACCCGCACGAAGATCGACCCCGAGGACCACGCGGTCGCGAAGCTGCTGACGCGGCCCAACCGGGTCCAGACCTGGTTCGAGTTCGCCCGCGACCTCTGGGTCGCCTACCTCCTGCGCGGCAACGCCTATGCCGCAATATTGCGCGACGGTCGGGGAAACCCGACGGAGCTGATCTGGATCAACCCCGACGCGGTGATGATCCTTGAGGCTGCCGACGGCAACTGGTTCTACAACGTCAACCGGATCGGCCTTTTCCAGGTCGCTATGCTGCGCTCCCACCCGGTCGCGATCCCCGCCGAGGACATGCTCCATATCCGGGGCATGTCGTTCAACATGCTGGTCGGCGCCTCGACGATCGGGCTCGCCCGCGACGCGATCGGGTTGGCGATGGGCCAGTCGCAGCAGCAAAGCCGATGGGTCGGTAACGGCGCGCGGCCCTCGGTCGTCCTAGAGGCCCCCTCGCTCCTGAGCGACGAGGCGGCCATGCGCCTCAAGAGCAGCTGGGAAGAATTCTCGGCCGGGATCCAGAATGTCGGGCGTACCGCGGTGCTCGAACAGGGCATCACCGCCAAGGCATTGCAGCTGACCTCCGTAGACCTCCAGTTCATCGACCAGTGCAACCTGACGGTGCAGGACATCGCGCGGTTCTTCGGGGTGCCGACCCGGAAGCTGATGCAGCAGGACACCTCGCGCGGCTCGACGATCATCCAGGAAGACCAGAGCTACATCAATGAGACCGTGTCGCCCGACCTTGAAATGTTCGAGCAGAAGATCGCGCAGACCTTTGGTCTCACCGAAGAGGGGCTCGGCATTGACATCGACGAAAGCCCGCTCCTGCGCGCCGACCCGCTGACCCGATACAACATCGGCCGGATCGGCATCCTCTCGGGGATGATCAGCCCCAATGAATGGCGCCGCGGCGAACGCCTGCCGCCGGCGCCTGGCGGGGATGAAATCCGCGCCCCGGTCAACCTCGCGGCGTTGGGGTCCGACATGACCGGCGAGGCGCCTGACGGGGCCGGCCGGCCGCCGGCGGGGCAGATGCCAAAGCCCGGAGTGCCGACTGGCGGATCGGACGTCGCCCAGGAGGGAGCGCACGAGCCCGCGCTCTCGCGGGGTGCGGAAATCAATATCGCGGTCGACGCCCGCCGCTCCGCCGTGACAAAACGCCGGGCCGTGCTGTCGCGCAACGAGGACGGCACGGTCGCCTTCGACATCACCGAAGCCGAGGAGGAAGCCGCGTGAGGTTTGCCCTGTCGGCGCGCGCGGAACACGCAGTTCTCGGAGCAATCGCCGAGAGCATTCGCGACGGCACGTTGCGGCTCTTCAATGGGGAGCCGCCGGGCAGCGCAAACGAGGTCACGGCGCAGGAGCCTTTGGCGGCTTTGAGCTTTACGCGCGTCGCGGTCGCTGGCGGCCAGGTGTCGGCCGATATCGAACAGGAGATCGCGGCCGCGAGCGGCCAGGCCTCATGGGCGAGGGTTTCCGACCGCGAGGGCAACCCGATCTTCGATTGCGACGTGGGTGGAGACCGGGAAGGCGCCGTGGTCACGCTCAACACGACGCAGATCAGGAAGGGCGGTCCGGTGACGATCCGCTCTTTCTCGGTGGGGTTGCGCCGTTGAGTTGGGCCTGCATTTCAAGATATGGCGGGGTCGGCGACAACCTGATCGCGTCATCCGTGCTGGCTCCGCTTCGCACGAAATACGGGCGCGTCGAGGTCATCACCCAGTGGCCGCAGCATGTTGTCTTCGAGAACAACCCGCACATCGACAAGCTGTCGGTCCACAAGCCCGGCGATATCCCGGGCGAGACCTTGGAGGCCTGGGCCCGGTGGCATCGGGTCCGGGCGAAGGAATACGACTTCTTTGCCAACCTGTCGCACACGGTCGAGGTGTTGAAGGCGTTTCTTCCGGCGCAGACGCAATTCGATTGGCCGGTCGCCTGGCGCCGCGAGTATTGCGCGGGCAGCTACATTGAGGCGGTTGCCAAAGTCTGCGGGGTCGATCGGGCCGATTGCGAACCGAGGTTTTTCCCGACTGAGGAAGAGCACGCAAAGGCCAAGGCCACTTTCGGCGAACAGATCGGCAAGCGCCCGGTCATCGGCTGGGTCCTGTCGGGTTCTCGGGTCGACAAGATTCATCCGGCGGGAACTCTTATTGTCGCGCGTCTGATCGCGGAACTTGGCGCGCAGGTCGTGATGTTCGGAGCGCCGGGGCGGGACTATGACATGGCCGTGCGCATCCAGGAGCACGTCAAGCGGCAGAACGGCACGACCAATGGCCTCCATTCGATGTGCGACAGTTTTCAGCCGGATATGACGTTCGAGAACCAGAAGTTTCCGATTCGCCGCATCCTGACGCAACTTCGATATTGCGACCTGGTGATCAGCCCGGATACCGGACCCGCCTGGGCCGTGGCGATGGAGGACGTGCCGAAGATCATCCTGGTGAGCCACGCCAGCGCCGAAAACATCACCGGCGGCTGGCGGAACACCGTGACACTGCATGCCGACCGGCATCGGGTCCCGTGCTGGCCCTGCCATCAGCTCCATGACACGCTCGATACCTGCACCCCGGACGAGACCAAGCAGGCCGCGGCGTGCATCTCGTCGATCTCGGTCGCGTCGATTATCGAAGAAGCGGCTAAAATACTAGCGCGGGCGGATGTCCATGCGTCTCTTCATCAACGACTCGCTGCCGATCAAAGGGGCGCGACCAATGGAAGTCAGGGAACTCAAAGACGCACTCGCCGCGTTCAACCCGTCGGGAATGGTATCGGTGGCGATTCCCTCTCTGGGGCAGCCACATGAGGTGCGGTCGATCCACCTCGTCGGACACCTCGACCACCCCGGCGAGGTCAAGAACGACCCGGATCATCCCGGAGCTCTCGACATCGTCTGCGATTCCTGGGATGCGCCGACACTGGGCAGGCCGGCACCGAAAATCGACGCGCTACTGAAGATGATCGAGCCCTATCCGGACGGAATGCACGTTCGCGTCGCGGCCCCGGTGGTTCACGATAGCATGTCGCACCGGATGCTCGATATCGTGATGATCGGCCACGCGGTCGGCACCGCGTCCGGGGTCCAGCTGGTCTGCGAAAACTGGGACAATCCCCACCAGGTCATCAAGGAAATTCCCGAGATGGCGGCTAAGCGGCTGGCTGAGGCTGCCACGGCGCAAGAGGGAGCGTAGGCCATGGCAAATATGGGCACTTACGCCGAGAACTTCCTTCTTGCCTATTTGCTCCTCGGCGGGACGGCAACGCGCCCGGCCGCCTGGGGCATCGGGCTCTCGCTTGGTTCGCCGACATCCGTTTCCGGCAGCGAGATCGCGTCGGGCACGGGCATCGTGCGATCGAGCGGGCAATTCGTGTCGGTCAACGCCAACACCTTCAGCAACAGCGTCGCCAATACCTATGGCCCGGTCAATGCCGCCGGTAGCTATAGCGGGATTGTGATCATGGATTCGCTGCCCGCCAGCTACACGGCAGATCAAGGTCATTTGTTGATGGGCGGATTACTCGCTACAGCACGAACGGTCGGGTCCGGAGATTCACTTGTGCTCGCTGTGGGTGGTCTCACCGTCTCGTTGTCGTAAGCGATGTCCGTCAAGGTCGCCAACTGCCGCCATGGGTCACAAGTCTATCTCGATTCGGATATCTATTTCGGCCCGCTGATCGAGCGGTGCGGCGAGTACAACGAGGGAGAAGTCGATCTTTTCCGCCATCTGATCGGCGAGGGCAGCGTGGTGATCGATGCGGGCGCGAATATCGGCTGCCATACGGTACCGCTCGGGAAGATCGTCGGGCCAACGGGCATGGTGCTGGCCTTCGAGCCGCAGCGGCCGATTTATTACGCGCTTTGCGGAACACTGGCGCTCAACGAGCTTTGGCACGTCACCGCCTATCCCGTGGCCCTCGGCTCTGAGCGGGGAACAACGAAAGTGGCCGCCATCAACTATTCGAAGCCGGCCAATTATGGCGGGGCTTCGATCGGCAACGAACTGCACGGGCATGATGTCCCCGTCGTCCGGCTGGATGATTTCGAGCTGCCGTCGCTCCGATTTATCAAAGCCGACGTCGAGGGTCACGAAACGGAATTGCTAATGGGCGCTCGAGAGACGATCCGGCGGCACCGGCCGATCCTCTACGTCGAGAACGATCGGATCGAGAACTCCGACCGGCTGATCGACACGATGCTCGGTCTTGAATACCGACTTTATCTGCACGCGCCGCCGCTGTTCAGTCCGAACAACTTCAGGGGATGCGACAAGAACCTGTTCCCCAATGTCGTGTCGGTTATGCTTCTGGGTATTCCAGCCGAAGCATCAACTTCTTTCTCGATCCACGGCATGCGGCCGATCGCCCGGCCGGAAGACATGGTGAAATTCGGCCATCTCGTGATTTAGGCCGATGTCCGCGGGTTCCTTCGCCCAGAACCTCCTCCTCCAATATGGGCTCATCGGCGCTACGGCGACGAGGGTGACAGCCTGGAGCGTCGGGCTCTCCCTGGGATCGCCCCAGGAAGGGACACTAAGCGAGATCGCGGCCGGTTCCGGGTATGTGAGGCAGCCGATCGGGTTTGCTTCAAGCGTCGCCAACACGTTCACGAATTCGGCCGCGGTCAGTTTTGCGGCGTTCAGCTCCAATGCGACCGTCTCCGGGATCTTCGTCGTAAACAACGCCGGGAGCCTTTTGCTTTACGGCACGCTGTCCCCGGCGACGGCAATAGCGCGCGGCAGCATCGGGGTCATCGCTTCGGGGGCACTCAAGGTGGCATTGAACTGAGATGGCAGCAGCAAATTTCGTCGCGACGCTGACGGTCGTCGGGGGCGAGACCTCGAAAACGACTACTGTCGAAGCAGCGCGCGCTGTCCTGGCGCCCGCTGGCGCGATGGCGGCGCCACTGCTGCTCATCGATGTTCAGAGCCGGGCACAATTTGCCGGCGCGGGGGCCATGACCTCCACGCCTTTAGCCATCGAGATGATCGTCGATGCTCTACAAACGAACAAGATCGACAACAACTCGATGCAGGGTGCGGTCGCCGGGTCTCCGGGGACAATGCCAACGCATTGGTCGGTTAGTAATAGTCCAGGACTGACGCAGACAATATCGTTGAGCACGGTCAACGGTGTCGACGTAATTTCGCTCCGATTCAACGGGACGCCTACTTCTACCGGAGCGGTCCAGCCGATCTTCATGTTGTCGGCGGGCGCTCTTGCGAGTTTTGGGCAAGACTGGGAGCTTTCAGCCTATCTAGCTATAATTGCGGGTAGCACGACAAACGTTACTTTTGTTAGGCTGAGTTACAACGAACAACCTCTTGGCGGCGGGTTTCTGGCCTTCCACAATGGACCCGATCTAACCTCAATTTTGACCTCGACGCTGACGCGATATTCCTATAGTGCGACTAATACCCAGGGCGCTACTGGAAGTGTCCGTCCAC